TTGAGCTTGTCAAACAGGGCAAGATGGGCTGGAGCAGCGGCACCGCCGGGCATCTGGTCGAGCGTGAAGAAAAGGGCGCATCGGCCCACATCCTGCACTGGCCGCTGGGCCTGGATGCTTCGATTACGCCAACCCCTGCCGAGTATCGCAACTCGGCTGTTTCTCTCAAGAGTTTATCCCTAGCGGCTGTTGATGCGAGCTATCAGGCGCTTTTGCCGGAGACGGATAGGCCATCCGTGGTGCAGAGCGAGACAGCACAATCAGTGGCGGCTCCTGTTGTCAAGATTATTTCTGAGGAGAAGAACACGATGCCACAAGAAACACAGGTCGAGGCGAAATCGTCCGCCATCGACCAACTCGACCCCAAACTGCTAGAAGTCATCAGCCATTACACCATCGAAGCATGGCAGAAGGCGCAGCGGCAGGAGGAAGAAAAGAAGGCAGTTAACCATGCCTTCATTCAAACGCCTGAAACCGAATCGGTGAAGGCGATTGAGTTACGCCAACGCCGTGATGAGTTGGCAGCCATCAAGCAATACATTCGTGACGCCGATTCACGCGCCTATCAATCCTGGTTTAGCGAACATATCAAAGCATCCAATGCCACCGACATGAACATCACCACAGCGGCGGACGGCGGCAACCTCGTGCCGGTCGGTCACTACCAGCGCATCATCGCCAAACGTGATGAGACGGCGCTTGATAGCAAAGTCGGCGTGCTGAATATTCCCGGCAAGGGCACCACTGTCAATGTGCCCTACGAATCAGGCACGGCAAACGTCTTTGTCTCAACGGCGGAGGTAGCGGCTTTTGACCTCGATGCGCCAGCGGTGGGTCAACGGGTGATGACCCTTGTCAAGTACACCAAAAAGATTCAGCTCTCCGTTGAGCTGATCGAGGATGAGGACAGCGCACTGATGCCCTTTCTGGAAGATTACGTCGGGCGTGCGTTGGGGCTGACCCAGAACACGGCGCTGATGACCGAAGTCTTAGCCAACGGCACGACCGTCGCCTTGACCACCTCAGCGGCGGCCGCCACGCATATCCCGACAATGGTCTATGCCATGCCGGATGAGTACGCCGACGGCGCGCAGTGGGTGATGCGCCGCGCTACCGAAGGCCAGTACCGTGCGCTTTCCGGCAACAACTGGCAATTTGCGCCCACGCCTCCCGGTGGCACGACGGACAGCACGCTGTGGGGCTTCCCCATCAATCACTCTCAATTCGTGCCCGCCATTGCTGCCTTAGCGAAAGTGCTTGTGCTTGCCAACTTTGGCTATGTCGGCAAGCGCCAGGTCAACCAACTGACTTTCCTGCGCGACCCCTATTCGAGCGGCGGCACAGGGCAAGTCAACTTGCTCTACTACGCGCGCTTTGTCTACAAGGTTCTGCAAGCTGCACCTGTACTCTATGGAACGCTTGCTTAATTAACCAGGAGGTTACTGATGTCACAAGAACACAGCGGGATTCCAGAGGGCACAACGCCACCAACACCACCAACACCACCAACGCCACCAACGCCGGGCATGGTCACGGTGACGGCCAAAGAGGATTGCAACGTGCTGGCCAATGGGCAAAGCGTGACGCTGGCCAAAGGCGATACCGCCGAGATGACGCCTGAGGAAGCCGCCGGCTATGCCAACCTGGGGCTGGTGGAAGTGAGCAGCGGCGGCAAGAGCGGCGGGAACCCAGAGGGTTCTGATGGAGGGCCAGGTGGCCCTGCCATACCGCGCAGGAGATGAGCATGCCGGACAAACCAGAAGAAGAAAAGAAAACCTATCGGGTCAAGCCCGGTCAACGCTACGCTCATCTCACAGAAGGCGAAACCGTCGAACTGACGGCGACTGAGGCCGCACCCTTCCTGCAGGAGCTGGAACTGGTCAAGCCTGAGGGCAAAAAGCCGCCCAAGAGCGCGGCGGCTGAGGCGTAAATGACCCAATATGCCACGCTGGTCAATTTCAAAGCCTACCTGGCCATCGACGCCAGCGACGAGGACACCGTTCTCAACCTGGCCCTGACCCATGCCACGGCCCTCATCGACACGCACACGCACCGCACCTTTGTGGCGGGAGCCGACAGCACGCGCCGCTTTGACGCCCTATTGGATGTGGACGGGCTGCGCCTGTGGCTTGACCTTGACCTGTGCCAGTTGACCAGCGTGGTCAATGGCGACGGCGTGACCGTGCCGCCGACCGCCATGCTGCCGGAGCCTGCCGTGGGGCCGCCCTACTATGCGCTCACGCTCAAGCGCAGCAGCGGCCTGAGTTGGACGTATGACGAGGATGCCGAGCAGGCCATCGTCGTCACCGGGCGTTGGGCGTACAGCATCGCCCCGCCCGACACCATTGTGCAGGCGACGCTCCGGCTGGCGGCTTGGCTCTATCACCAGCGTGACAACGCCCTCGACCTGGACCGCACCGTGATTGTGGGCAACAGCGTGATCACGCCGGCAGCCATCCCCGCCGATGTCATCACCTACCTGCGCCCCTATATGAGGATCGTCGTCTAGTGGCCTTCACCAGCTTGGGCGCGCTCGTCGCTACCGCTTCCGCTTTGCCGGTGCCGGGCATCAAAAAGGCCGTTGCCTTTCGCCCGCGCCAGGTCAACGCCGCCGATCTGCCGCTGCTCTATACGCGGCTTCCGGGCAGCGCACGCGGTATTTCGACGCTGACCTATGGGCAGGGCTTGCGCAGCGCCACGCTGGAGATGGTGGTGCTGGTCGAGATGATCAACCTCAACACGCAGCAGGCCAACGATGCGCTGACCGTGCAGTTACTCGACAACCTGGCGATGACCTTAGAAGCCAACGCCGCCGCTTTAGGCATGGACAGCTACACCCTGGCCACGGATGAAGACACAATCGGCGACGGCGCAGCGCCCGTACAGGCGATTATTGCCACAGTGGAGGTGAGTGGATAGCTATGGCCATAAAAGGAACCTTAGCACGCATTTTGGTAGATGAAGTGGATTTATCGTGCGAAACCTCCAGCGTGGTCATGGCCAACGCCATCTCCGAGGAGGATTGCACGACGCTGTGCTCGACGGCTGCCGAATATGCGGCGGTGCTGCCCAGCATGAGCCTGGAGCAAAACGGCTACATGAGCAACATCGACGAGCCGGGCAGCTTTGAGCAGGAACTCTACAACCGCATGGGCGTGCAGGGCAGCATCGTGGCGGCCTTGTTTGGCATCGACGAGGTGGATTGCCCTGTCTACATCCTCAACAACACGTTCGGCGCCACGATGGAGATTAGCGCGCCGGCGACGGGCATCCTCACGCTCAACGGGTCGTGGGGCCAGGGGCGCGGCGGGCGGCGCGGCTATCGCATCGCCGATGCCAACATCACCGCCACGGGCAACCAGCTGCCGGTGGACTTTGTGCCCGGCGGCGATGAGGGCGGCGAGGCTTTTCTGTTTTTGCAGGATGTGACGGGCACGCTGGGCACGGCCACGATTACGATTGCGCACTCGACCAATTCCGGCGGCACCTATACGACGCTGGGCACCTGGACAGTGACGGAGCTGGGCGCCTACCGGCTGGCGTGGCTCGGCAATACGGAACGCTGGCTGCGCGTGGGCGTGACCAATATGGGCGGCACCACCGGCCTCGATTTGGTGGTGGTGGCCTGTGTCAACGGCAGAACACAATAGGCTATCAGCCATTTAAGGAGGAAAGCAGCATGGCACAAAAAGGCGCTGGCAATAGCACATGCCTATATAACAGCCAGAACATCTCGCAGTATCTCAACACCAACACCTTGAACAACACGATTGCCGAATTAGAGGCGACGGTGTTGACCTCGACGGCGGAGGAGAGCGTCGCCGGTCTGGGCAGCTATGAGCTGACGCTGGAGGGCGACTGGATCAAGGCGCTTGACGACATCCTGGGGCCGGACAGCCTGACCGGCGCCAAGCGCACGGTGGTCATAACCTATGGCTCGGCAGGTACGGGCGGCATCGTCACCTATACGTGGACGACCAACGGCTTCCTCACCAGCTACGAGATCAACGCCCAGGCCACCGACAAGATTACCTTTTCCGGCACCTTGCGGCTCAACGGCGCGCCGGCGCGGAGCTGACCCATGCGCTATGAGTGTGATGAGCCGGCCTTTGCCGGTGATTTTGTCGAGTTTAGCGACAGTTGGAGCCGCGGCCAAGTCAAGGCGGTGTGGCTAGCGTATGACGTAATGCTCGCGCTCCTCAACGGTGGTGAGGAGATCGGCGACGCCGATGCGGAGAACGCAGAAGAAAAACTCCTATCTGCGCTGCGCCCCAAGATCATCGCCCTGCGCCTGACCTGTGTGGATGCCGATCCCATCACGGATGCAGGCGATTTGACGCCCATGCGCGCAGGCGATGTCGATACACGCCTCTGGGCGTGGTGGACGGCGGTGTGGCCCACCCATCTGCGAGGGCTTACAGACCTGGGAAACGCACTAAGGCGGAGATTGTCCGTTATCTCCGCCACGCCAGTAGTGACGGAAACCGTCCCAGCGAGCCAGAACCACTCCTAGATCACTGGTTACTGGAGTTGTTTCCCGGCAGGACGCTGGAAGAACTCGACCAGATGGACTTGAACCGCCTCTACCGCGCCAAGATTGCCGGCAGGATGCAGAGTGTGGAGGCGCGGCGCAGGCGTTTCCTGGAGGGCAAGCTGAAACCGAAGGAAATCGACGCCGAGGAGTGGGAGATCATCAAGGCGATGGACGAATGGGCGCAGGAGGGTTAACCGCTGCGGACCGTTGCAAAGCGGCAATACGCCCTTGTGCTTCCTTTTGCTCTATGGCGCGGAAGTGGTTGGCAATCGCATGCAAATCATCGGCCATCTGGTTGACGCGGAAATACCATAAGACGACCTGGCGAATGACCAGAAATATGACGGCGACCACGGCGATCCAAATGATGCCGGTGGTGAGCAGCCAGCCGAGTGCTTCAGTAGATGAGGCGTCCATTTTTAACTTTCCTTTTTGAAATAAAAACTACTGCCGGACAGACTGGGCAGCTTGTCTAGGGCGATGGATAAATGGGCGAAGGAATAAGGCTAATCTACCCATTTGACATTGACATAGCCGGTGACGCCATTGCAAGTCAGGCGGTAAAAGGACATAGAGATGCCTTCAACACTGACGGGGGTGGGGCCACCAAACTTGGTGCAACTTGCGCCGTCTGGAAATCGACTCACCTTACCTTCATCGCCTGAGCCAACATGCTCAAACATTTGCACTTCGGTATTACCGGGCGCGGCTTGCAGCGTGACGCTATTTTGAGGACGCGCTACTGCCTCGACACTTGCGGCCTCATTGGCCCTGGTTGCAATCACAAGGACGCCCATCAGCAGCAGTACAACGATAATAATCGCTTTCATTTGTTCTTATCCTTTTTGAAACAAAAAAACTCCTATCGGAGTGACCGAGCAGCTGTCTAGGGCGCGCGGGCTCCGATAGGAGAGAAATAACATATCAAATTGGTCGAACCCGGTCAATTTCTACGCACCCTAGACGACAGCCATCATACAACGGTTTCGCTCGAAAACATATGACAAGTTGCTGTTAGAAAGTAAACATGCCAGGCGCAAGCTCCCGTTTACAAATCCAGATCGATGCAAAAAATAATTCGTCCGCAGCCATCAAGGGCGTTACAAACGATCTCAAAGGCTTAGACAATGCCGCCTCATCCATCGCCGGCGGCTTGGGTGGCCTGGCGGGTGCGGCGGGCGTAGCCGGCTTGGTCGCTCTGGCCGTGGCCGCGGGTGGCGCTGGCGTGGAGATGGCAAAGGGCGCAGCCCAGGCCGAACGCCTGGGCACTGCCTTTGATACCCTGGCCGGGCAGGCGGGCGAGTCGGGCGATGCCATGCTGGCCGCCATGCAGGAGGCGTCGAGGGGCACGATCTCCAACAGCGAGTTGATGCTCAGCGCCAACCGCGCCATGATGTTGGGTGTGGCCGACTCTGCCGAGGAAATGGCGCAACTGCTGGACGTGGCCGGGGCGCGCGGCAAGGCGATGGGCCTCTCCACAGCGGAGGCGTTTAGCGACCTGGTGACCGGCATCGGACGCATGTCGCCGCTGATCCTGGACAACCTGGGCATCACGGTGGACGCCGACAAGGCCAACCAAGCTTACGCCGTATCGATTGGAAAAACTGCCGAGCAGTTGACGGAAGCGGAACGGAAGCAGGCGCTGCTCAATGCCGTGATCCAAAGCAGCACGGACCTGATCAACGAAAACAAGGATGCCGGCGACGATGCCGCCAGCAACTATGAGCGTATGGATGCGGCGCTGACCAACGCCAAAGACGCATTGGGGCAATTGTTCTCACCGGCGATTGCGGCGATTGCGCAGGACCTGGCTCTGGCCGTGGTGGAGGTGACCGATGCCATCACCAGCGACAAGATCGAGAAAGCCTCCGCTTCGACTGCTGGCCTGTGGCAGGAATTGCAGCGGCTCACGCAGGAATACCAGGCCGCCGAGATTGCAAGCACGATGGCTTTGATTCGCCCGGAGATGGCGGCAAAGGCGGAGCAGGACCTGAAAAACGTCGTCGCGCAGTTGCACTCCTTTGGCGTCGCATACAACCATGCGGCGGCGATTGCCGGGCTGCCCCTGCTCGATCTGGCGGCGCTGGAGCGCGGCATCATGGCCTTTGACGAGACCGCCGCCAGCCTCAACCAGCTGGCGGCCGCTGCGCCAGGCGCCGCCGCGGGTCTGGAGCAGGTGAGCCAGGCCGCCCGAGCGGCTGCGCGTGGCATCCAAGAGGCGGGTCTGATGGCCGATCTGGCGCAGGAGCAGTTCAATGCATTGATGGCGCAATCGGCGGGCGTCTCGGCGGCTATCGAGCAGGCAGCCAGCGCGGCGGGTGTGCTCTTTGGCAGTAAGCAGGGCGGTGATGCAGGGCTGCGCCGTCAAGAAGAAGTGACCGAAGAATTGACTGCCCAGCGCCGTCTGTGGCGTGAGATGGGCTATGAGGAAAAAGAAATCGCCGACGTGCTGATGCCGGCCTATGTGCAGCAATTGCAAGAGGCCGACCGCGCCGTCTTTTCGACCGCCAAAGGCACGACCAAGATCAGCGACGCCGCCAGAGAAGCCAACCGCGAATTTAGTGCGCTGGAGGGTGCGGTATCCAGCATCCTCTCCGGCGCATTAGACCCTGGCGTGGGCGTAGATCCCGACAAGATGCTGGAGGCGATGGGCTTTCCGCGTGAGGATGCGATCAACGAGAACGCCAGGCGCTTGGCCGACATTGCCGCCAACGGCCTCAAGGGACAGGATTGGTTGGGCGCCTTTGGCGATGAAGTGCCCGACATTTGGCGCATGATTAGAACTGCGCAGAACCCGCAGGAGGAAGCGGCGCGCCTCTTGAAGGATTTTCAGGACGGCCTGCTCACCGCGCCCATCGACAAGGAAAAGGTCAAAGAGATTGTGCGCCGCCAGATCATGGGCGACCAGAACATGGGGGCGCTGGCCAACGAGATCGCCAGGGAACTGGCGACGGAGATGGGCATCCCTCTTCAAGAAGCATTGGCGGCCACACAGGGGGCGATGGGCACAGGCACCGGCGCCGGCTCAGCAGCCGCCACGGCCTTTAGCGATGCGGCCGCGTCGGGGCTGGAGCAGGAAGATGGCGGCGGCGCTTTTGTCGATAAGTTTACCGAACAAATGCGCGCCCGTTACAGTTTGCTGATGACGGCGGGGCGTGATGCGGGCAAGGAATGGGGCGCGGGCTTCCTGGCGGTGGTGGGCGACAGCGTGCCGCCGGGCCTGATCAGCCTTTTGGTAAACCTTGTCACACCAGGAGTCATGCAGGCCTTCGCGCAAAAAGGTAGTTTGGAGGGCGCACCGCCCTGATGAGAATAGAACAAATGTGGTATAATACACGAGTAAACCACATAAAAAGTAGCGGGCTGTTGAAGCAGCACCGCTACCCATTCAGTACCTGTGTTAGAGGCACAGATACCATGACTCAGTATATCCCATTACCGCGGCAAGCTAAAGACATTACGGGCCAACGCTTTGGCCGACTCATCGCGCTTGGGCCGGTCGGCAGAAATCGGCATGGCAATCTTCTATGGATATGTCGCTGCGACTGCGGAAATGAAACCACGGTCTCGGCAATTACCTTGCGCGCCGAGCATACGCGTTCTTGTGGCTGCCTATCGAGTGACACCACGAGCCAACGCAATTACATCCACGGAAAAACGCATACCCATATCTACAATGTTTGGGCTGGTATTAAAGCGCGCTGCTTTGATGTGAATAGCAGGTTCTTCGCAGATTATGGAGGGCGCGGCATAACCCTATGGCCTGAATGGATAGATGATTTCGCTGCCTTTTTTGCTTACGTGGTAAGTCTGCCTCATTTTGAAGAGGATGGCTACACCCTAGATCGAATCGACAATGACGGCAATTACGAACCCGGCAACTTGCGCTGGGCGACCTGGATGGAGCAAGCCCGCAACAGGCGATCCAGCCGTCTCATTTCAGTGAATGGCGAGACACGAACCGCGGCTGAGTGGTCAGAAATCTCTGGTATTGCCAGCGGCACAATTCGATACCGCCTCAAGGTTGGTTGGTCAGAAGTTGCGGCGGTCTTTGGCCCGGTGCGACAAAAGGATTGTCCATAATGGCAGTCGCCACGATCCCCACCCTGGGCGGCACCGCCCTACCGCCACCCACAGAACAAATGTACACGCGCATCCAGCGTGGCGGCACGCTGATCATGGCCAGCGGCAAGATTGTGCACGATCTTGTCGATAACACGCCGCGCCACCGCTTCCGCCTGCGCTGGTCGTATCTGTCTGACGCGCAATTGGGCACGGTGCAGACGGCCTGGGACGCCATCAAGAACACGACGGCCACCTATGTCAGCGTGCGCTCTACCAGCCATACGGTCACGCGCCCGGAGGGGGGCGAGTTGGAAGTGGTGCCGGTGGTGACGGCGGGCGGCGACTTGAAGTTTCACGTGGCGATGGAACTGCAAGAGGACTCCTAACCCATGCCACGCGTGATTGACTTTGACCTGCGCATCAACTGGGGCTTTGGCGGCTCCTACAGTGACGAATCCTCGCGGCTGGTGGCAGCCAATGGCACATTGCGCCTGGCAGCGCCGGAGAGCAGTATCTCCAGCCCGCGCGGCACGGTGGATCAATGCACGCTCACGCTCGACAACCGCGACGGGCGCTTTAGCCCGCTCAACAGCTCCAGCCCGCTCTATGGCAGCATCCAGGGCGGCGGCGCTTACCATGCGCCGATGTATTTGCGCGTGAGCATCGATGGCGGCAGCAGCTTCAGCCGCGTCTTTACGGGTGTGATCAAAATCCCCTCCGATATGCCGCCGATGGTGGGCACGGCGGGGCTGGTGACGGTGGACTGCCGCAGCCGCGACGAGCTGTTGCTGGGCAAACGCTTGAGCACACCCATCGGCTTCTTTCGCCTCCTGCACGACAGCGGCGCTACCGAGGCCGAGATCATCACGCAGTTTTTGGAGCAGGCAGGGCTGAGTGCGCTCGATGTCAGCATCGACGATGGTCTGTTTGTGATCCCGTGGGCGTGGATGGATGACGAATCGCCGGTGAGCGAGGTGTGGCAAGTGGCGGCGGCGTGCGGCGGGCGCTTTTACTGCGACCCCGACGGCATCTTCCGCTATGAGAACATGACGCACTGGTTGTTTAGCCCGCATACAACCAGCCAGGAAACGTTGACGGAGGATGGCTACGGGCAGATGGAGGGGCCGGTCTACAACGACCGCGAATTGTACAGCGGCGTGACGGTGGTGGCTTCGCCGCGTGACCTGCTGCCGGCGGGTGTGCTGTGGGCGGCGGGTCAGACGATCAGTATAGCGCCGGGGGCCACCAAGACGATCACGGCCAAATTGCGCCAGCCGGCCTATGCGCTGACCAGCGTGGGCTATACGGCGGTGTCGGGGGGCGGCGCCAACCTCAACAGCAGCCTGACGATTGGCACGATCCAGTATGCGCAGCGCGTGGAGATCACCATCACCAACAACCATGCCGCCTATGCGGCCGAGCTGATCGAATTGAACCTGGTGGGCACGCCGGTGAGCGGGTCGCCGACGATTGAGGAAACGGCGGAGAGCAGCGAGGGCTTTTGGGTGGACTTTACGCAGTATCGACCGGGGCGCAATAGATTGCTCAATCAGAACGCGTATATCCAGACGGCCACGCAGGCAGCGGCTTTGGCGGAATTTCTGCGCGACCGTTACGAGCTGCCGCGCTTGAGCTATAAGCTGCGCCAGGTGCCGGGCGACCCGAGCAGGCGGCTGGGCGACCGCATCACGGTCAGCAACGGCGAGGTGATGAGCGGCACGCGCCAGGGCTTTGTCACGACCATCGAGTGGCGGCTGAGCGAGCGCGGCTTTGTGCAGGATCTGGACGTGCTCGACGCGCAGGATCTTTATCCGTTTGACGGTATTGGCGACGATGGCTATTTCGTGGTGGGCACGAATGTGCTGGGAGCCACGACCGGCGACATCGCCCATATTTTCTACTAGTCGCCTGCGCCCAGCGAAGCTGAAGCTGCGGGCGCTAGGAGGAGCAAGCCTTGCCCTATACCACGATCCCAACCGTCACAGATGGCAGCATATTGACTGCGGGCCACCTCAACCTGCTCTCCGCCAACCAGGAGTACCTGTACGGTGTGTCGAGGCAGGCCAATTTGGCGTTTGCCTCGTTCCGGCAGACCACCAATGACCTCGACAGCGCCGACATGATCTGGAGCATCAAGCACCGCTTGCAATACCTGCACTACAAGATCTCGTGCCAGGATGCGTCGAATACGGTCCACCAGCGCATTTTCTACGGCGGCATTAAGGTTGTGCAGCACGCCGGCGGCTCGGCGGGTATCCAGGGCTATGTGGATCTGCACAGCTTTGCCACGCTGCCCAACCTGCGCGGCGCGTGGGTGACAGCCACCAGCTATGACGAAGACAACAATGAGGATGGCGATGTGGTGACGCAGGGCGGCTCCTATTACCGCTGCACCAACGGCCATACCAGCGGCGCCTCGACGCAGCCGGGTGTGGGCGCAAGCTGGGCGACGGTGTGGCAACTGCTGTCGATTCCGGTGGTGGGCGTGATGTACGATGTCTTTGCCAGCGTGGGCAAGAGCGTGCCGGCGGAGATTACCATTGACTATTTCATCGAGTCGGATATGACGAGCATATAGTATGGCCTACGCGGTTCCGCCCACTTGGCAGCACGGCGACTATCCGACGGCGGTCAAAATTGCCAAATACAAAGACGGCCTCGACGCTATCTATGCGACGGTCGGCAATGTGCAATTGCACCCTGCCGTGATTAGGCGCATGGGCGAGATCGAGAGCTATTGGCTGGTCAACCATTATCGCTGGCTGATCTACCGCGGCGACGGCGGCATCCACGACCCCAGCGGCAGCGGCGATACGGTGGCGCTGAGCGGCTCCGGCTCGACGTGGCTCAACTATGACCTGAGCCAGGTCGATTGGATCTTTCCGGGCAAGCTCTACCACGTCGAAGATGTGCTCGGCTGCTTTGAAGATTACGAGAGCTTATAACCCATGCCAAAAGAAGTCACTGAACGCATCATTGACAGCCCCTTTGTGCGCGGCAGCCGCGTGCTGGGCAGCGGCACGAGCACGCCACCGGCTCCCGGTGGGGGTGGCGGTGGCGGCGAAACCTATACGGCGGGCGATGGCATCACCATCAACGCCAGCAATGTCATCAGCGTGCGCCGTGACAGTGGTGGCGCCGTGGGGCTGGGCGGTGGCAGCGGGCTGGTGGTCAATTATGGCAACGGCCTGCAGATTGTCAGCAATGCGCTGGCGGTGCTGCGCAACCCCACCAATTCGGGCTTGACCGTGGACGGCGCCGGCGTGAGCGTGGATTTGCAGACCATCAGCGGGCTGACGATTGACCCAACGGGGCTGGCGCTGGATAACAGCGTGGCGGGCAACGGGCTGCAAATCGCCAGCAAGGTGCTGAGCATCAAACGCCCGGCGGGCAGCGGCCTGCTGGTGGACAGCACGGGCATCTATATCGACCCGCTGTTGGCAGGCGCAGGCTTGACCTATGCGACGGGTGTGATGGCCGTGGGTGCGGGGGCGGGTCTGACCGCCAGCGCCAATGCCATTGCCGTCAACGTCAAAGAGGGCATCGAGATCGACGCTAATTTCCTGCGCGTCGATGAAGATTATGCCTATGCCTGGGCAGGGATTCACACCTTTGCCGAGGATGTGACCTTCAACGATCCTGTCATCTTCAACGATAACGGCACCTTTAACACCGGCGTCTTCCGCTTCAACACCGACCCGCAGCTCAACAGCAATTTAGATTTTATTGGGGGCGTGGAGCGCTTCGTCACGGCGGCTTCGCATTTGAGCCTCACGCCCACAGGCGACCTGACGCTCGACCCTGGCGGCCTGATCGTGCTGCCCAATGCGCAGACGCTGCGCACGGAGGCGATCCAGGACACGCCGGCCTC